TAAGGCAGGTTACGCAAGTACTCCAAAAGATTTACAACTAGCTCTGTTCGACTTAGTAAATTATTACATGAAAGACGAGCATAAAGAAAGAAGAACTCTAGGTGGCGCTCAGTTACAGAATCAAGGCACTGCTGGAATTAGAAATAGTACTGATTTTCCAGACCATATCAAAAGAGTACTTGATTTGTATAAAGTTGTTATTTAATGGCAATACAACAATTAAAAACAGAAATACTAAATATTATTCAATCTACAGAAAGAAAAACTAGAAAAGAATTAAGCCAAAATATGATAGAATCCTATGTATATGATAAAAAGTACATAGAAGAATGGTGTGAGTTTGCTATGATTAAAGCAAACATTCCTGTAGAGGAAAGAAAGCATGCAAACACAATGAGAGCAGCTTTTAATCAAACTCTTAGAAAAGAATTTAAAAAAAGTAATGAACCTTTTCATATATCAACTCCATTTGGCAAAGGTGGAGTAGTAGTAACTAAAGTATCTAGAGCAACAGGAACAAGAGAAGCAGCTAGTAGTAAAGAAAAAAGAGCTACAGGAGAAGCTAAAAATAAAGCCTTAAGAGCTCTCGAAGCAAAAACAGGTATTAGTATCGGTGCTTCAGATAGACGAGATATAAAAAGTGCTATGCACGGACACCATGGAGGTCCGAATAGAGATGATGATAAGACTACTTTAGGAATGGTAGGTGTTGAAGAAGCCATGCCAAAAGCAAGTAGACAGATTGAGTCTTTAATTGATGAGTTAAATCAAATAACTCCCGATGAAACTTTAAGAGAAGTAGTAGTATCAAGTTTTAATGATTTAATTCATATAGAAATGGGATGGAGCAGAAACCCTATAAGAGTACTGGCTACTAGAAACAGTAGAACTAGAAACCCGAGCACAAATAGTTACGTTTTAGACAATGTAATTACAGTAAGTTTTGCACTAGGTAGAGGGTCTAACTTTCAAGGAGCAGCTTATACAGATGCTATGAAAGATTGGGATAGAGGAGTAGATAATAGATTAACTAGAACAATAAACTCCATGCTAGACAGAGTTGAGAGAAATGTAAATAACTTTGTAAAGCAACACATGGAAAATCATCCTTTTGATGTGTTAACAGTAGGAGGAAGTCCAAGTGTTATAGATAATGTTATAGCAGAAGGACCAAAATTTATAATACAAAATCTATTTCCTCATAAGGCACGCCCTGACATGAGACTAAAAGTTAATAAAAAACTTTTCTCAGAAATGAAAACTCCTAAAAAAGGTAATACAGGAATGGTACAAAGTAGGAAGACTACTAAGCCAGCAAAAAGAACAACAAGAAAAGGATTACCTAGAGTATCTTCGGGAATGAGAACAGAAGGACGTAGTAATCCAATGGCACTAAAAGCTTTATTGAACGAAATGTTACCTCAAACAGTAGCAAGAAATATGGTATCTCCTGCATTACGATATAGAACAGGAAGATTTGCAAACTCAGTAAGGGTAGACAATATAACACAAGGGCCTAGAGGTGGAAATACAATGATTGAAGCAAGTTACATGAATAATCCTTATGAAACTTTTGCTCCAGGAGGAAAAATGTATACAGCTCAGAGAGACCCAGAGAGATTAATAAAAAGGTCAATTAGACAAGCAGCTACAGCATTAGTTGGAGCAAGGTTCGGAATAGAGATACAATAATGGAATCGACACTAGCAAGGAAACATACCACGCGACGTCGTGCCATAGTTGAAGCACTCTGTTTAAAACTAGAAGGAATAAATGGTAGTGCACCTTTTAGAACTTCAGTTGCGAGTGTAGAAAGACGACTTAAGTTTTGGGACGAAGTAAACGAATTTCCAACAATACATGTTGGAGCAGGTACTGAAACACGCGAGTATGAAGGAGCGGGTTTTAGATTTAGATTTTTAAGAATAACAGTTCGATGTTATGTTTCAGATGATAGTGATGTTATCGAAGCACTCGAAGAATTGTTAGAAGATGTTGAAACGGTAATAGAGGATAACGACCCACTAACATACTATGATTCAACAGGAACATCTCATAATACAGTACAAACAACAATTGGTACTGTAGATACAGATGAAGGCGTATTGGAGCCTCTAGGTGTAGGAGAAATCACCTTAGAGATTCGATATTAATTAGGAGAAAAGAATGGCATTTTTCTTTAGTAGAGATACCAAAGTATTTATGGAATGGTCAGAAGATAGCACTACAGCAAATACAGCTCTGTATGAGATACCTGTATTAGATGGGTTTTCTTTTAGCCAAGGCACAAATACTTCAGAGGTGACATTAAGCGAAGCAGCAACTTCAGCAGGATACAGTAAGAGAGGCAGAGCAATGTTTACTGACTCTTTCGCGCCTGCAGAATGGAGCTTTAGTACTTATATGAGACCTACAAAGTCAGGTAGTGCAGCAGCTTTTGCTAGTGGAGAACACTCCGCAGCTAATGCTCATTTTGCAGTAGAAGGCCCACTATGGGCAGCTTTAACTGCAAAAGACTATGACAAAGCATGTGGAGGAGACTTCACATCAGGAACAGGCACAGGCGGTTTAGCTTTTGATTTTGCAAATTCCAATAACGTACAAGTAGGAACATTCAACATGTTCTTCGTACTAGGAGCTGCAAAAGATGCTACACCTACATCATTTGCAAGTTCAGGCGACGTAACTATTTACAAACTATCAGATTGTTCAGTAGGTTCTGCATCAATTGATTTTGATATAGAAGGTATTGCTCAAATCGCATGGTCTGGAAATGGTAAAACAATAGAGGAAGTAGCTGCATTAGATACATCAACTGATAACACTGCGGCCCCTAAAGGATTAATTGCTGAAGGAGTTGGTACAACAACTAACTTTATCAGAAATAAATTAACAGATTTATCTATAACTTATGATGCTTCAGAATCTACAGGGACATTAGGTTCCTTAGGCGCAAGTGACCAAGCTTATAGTATAACATTAACAGGTGGAAATATAACAATTGAGAATAATCTCACATATTTAACACCAGAAACATTAGGTACAGTAAACCTACCGATTGGTCATGTAACTGGAACTAGAAGTGTCTCAGGTAACTTTACTTGTTATCTAAATTCAGACTCTAATAGTTCTATGGACTTATTCGAAAAGCTTCAAGAATCAAGAGGAGTTATTACTAACGCTTTTGATTTAGCTTTCGGAATCGGCGGTTCAACAGCAGCTACTCCTAGAGTAGTAGTTGATGTACCAAAAGCACACTTAGAGTTACCGACTCATAGTTTTGAAGATGTAGTATCAGTAGACGTGGCTTTCCACGGTTTAGCTAGTGATTTATCATCAGCAACAGCAGCCTCTGCAACTAACGAAGTTAAAGTAACATATAAAGTAGATTAATAAAACTCGGGAGGGGTCATTCCCTCCCACTTTTTAGGACAAAAAATGACAGAACAAAAAGAAGTAAAAACACAACCCGTTTCGCTCAAGAGTTTATTAACTCCAAGCAAGACAGTATCAATTGACTATCCAGGTTATGATGGCTTTTCAGTTGACCTAACATATTTAAGTAGAGAAGAATTAGTTAAACTTAGAAACAAATGTATGAAACAAAAGTTTAACAAAAAGACAAGAGCTTTTGAAGATTCACTCGATGAAGAACTATTTTTAGTAGAATACGTTAGTTCAATTATAAAAGGATGGACAGGTTTAAAATATAACTACTTAGAAGAGTTTCTATTGGTAGATGTAAGTGGACAAGACCCCGAAGAAGAACTTCAATACACAGCAGAAAATGCTGAGTTATTAATGAAGAACTCAGGCGATTTTGACCAATGGGTAACTGATACTGTAGGCGATTTGGAAAATTTTACGCAAAGCAAGTAAATTATATACTTGCACTTATAAAAAGAAGCTATAAAGATACAGGTATAGACCTAGAAAAATATCTAGCTGTCTGTGAGCAGTTAAATCAAGAACCTGACCCAGACAAAATGCCTGTAGATAGAAGTATTTTCCCATTGGAAGTTCAAGAAGCGTTTATGCTTCATGACTTTCTATCTGAAAGATGGGATGGTATGAATGGCTACTATCTCGGAAAAGACTACTCAGCCTTAGAAACTTACTTAAACGTTTTAGATATAGAAGACTCAAAGCAGTCTTTGTATTTCTTGAAACATATTGAATATTATAATTCTGAAAAGATTAACGCATCCATAAAAGCAAAAAGAGATGCAGAAGAGCGTAAAGCTAAAATGAAAAGGTAATGACAAAGAAGAAAAAAGGCGCAATTATAAGTTTTGAGGTCACCGATGACGGTACTCTAAAACAGTTAGGTAGAAGAGCCAAATCAGCAAGTAAAGACGTAGACAAACTGGGTAAATCTACAGGAGATACTCGTAGAAATCTACAATCCATGTCCGGACGTACAGAATCTGCGTCCAAATCATTTTCACGTTTACAGCAAGGTACTGGCGGCCTCGTGCAGTCCTACGCGATTCTTGCATCAACAGTCTTTGCTGTAACAGCCGCATTCAGAGCGTTAGAAAACGCACAGAATATTCAACAACAAATCAAAGGTTTCCAAAGACTTACAGAAATTACAGGTAAGTCTATGCTTACAATAACAAATAATGTTAGAGAAGCAGCGAATGGATTGCTTGATTTTCAAACAGCCGCACAACAAACAGCTATCGCTACAGCAGCAGGATTTAGTGCAGAACAAATAGAAGGACTAACAGTAGGAGCAAAAAATGCTTCAGTTGCTTTAGGTCGAGATATGGTAGATTCGTTCAACAGATTGATTCGTGGTGTGACAAAAGCCGAACCAGAACTACTCGATGAACTTGGTGTCATTTTAAGACTAGACATAGCTACAAGAAACTATGCTGCAAGTATAGGTGCAAGTGCTGATAAACTTACTATTGCTCAAAGAAGAACAGCTGTTTATAACGAAGTTAATAAGCAGTTAGAACAAAACTTTGGGGCAATTGGACCAGAGGCAGATGATTTAACAAACCAGATTAGTGCTTTTACTACTTCATTAGGTGATATAGGTATTGCAATAAGTGGAGCTGTTTTACCAGCTATAAATGCTCTTATAGGATTTTTAGATAGAAACAAATTAATATTAGGTGGTTTTTTAGCCATATTTGCACTTAGATTAGCAAACGATGTTATACCAGGGTTATCAAGAGCAGGAACTGCAGTTGAAACTTGGACAAGTACTTCAAAACAAAGAATAAAAGATTTAAATTTTGAACTAGAGAATAATGGTAGAAAATACAAAAAATTAAGTACCGTACAAACATCTGCAACAAATAAAGTATCAAAAGCTTTTAGAGCATCGTTAAAGAAAAGAGGAGTAGATGAAAAAGTATTCTTTGAAAAATCTGCTGCAAACCAAAAAAGGTCTATAACTGCTCATATAAATAGTCTTAAAAAACAAGAAGCTGCAACAGGAAGGTCTATGAAAAGGCAAATAGCTATTCAAGAGGCAGCGTATAAAAAAATTGTACTATCATCAAAAGTTACAGGTAAAAAAGTAGGAATAAATCTTAATTCTGGCGTTATAATGGCAGAAAAAGGATTAATAAGATTAAAACTTGTAGCGGCAGAGACCTTTGGAGCGGTTGTTACTTTTGCACAAAAAGCCGCAGTCAAACTCAGATTCTTAGGAGTAGCCGCAAACTTTGCAATGGGAGCCTTCTTTGCTTTTTCTATTGGTACTATGTTTTACGACATGATACCTGGAGTTGCAAGAGCAAAAGAAGCCATGCAAGATTTAAAAGATAAAGTAGATACTTCTAGAGAGTCTAGCGAAGAGTTAAATAGAGCAATCAATGGATTTAAAGTAGACAAGATAAAAGCAATAGGCGACGCCATAATGGAAGGCGTAAATCCTATGATGGAAATGGCAAAAGCAGTAGAACATTTAGCAAATATATTAAACGACACTGATTTAAAAACTATGGGCGAAAAAACAATTGATTCAATTGAAAAAGGAATGATTGATACTAATTTTTCAAAAGATGCTCAAAAAACAGGATTGTCCGTTTTAATAGATGATATAGTAAGAGCTATACAGTTAGGCGATACTATGGGCTTCGATTCTAGTGCAGCACTGAAGGCTTTAATGGAAGCTTCAAAGACAAGAAGTCAAACCGAGGCTAATAAGAAGGTTTCAACTAATTTTAGTTTTGACTCTACCTCTGTAACTAGAGCAGGAATGAATGATGATGCATACGGAAATATAATTAACACAATAAAAGAGTTAGAAGGATTAGATATAGATTCCGCAGAATATGAACAAACTATGGACAGAATTCGTACAGCAGTTATGGGCACTACTTTATCTTTCGCAGATTTAGCAGTAGAAGGAGTAGATGAGGCAGGAAATACAATCCTAGAAATAACTCCTGTTTTTGCTTCGTTTTTTAAGACACTTTCTAAAGGCACTGACCCAACAAAACTTCTTATTCAATCAATCGCAGATATGAAACAACCTTTAGATGATTTAAGCGAGTCTTTAAAACTTAGTTTACCAAAACCAAATGAATTTGGAAAAATAGGGTCAGCACTTTCCGCAGTATTCACACAGTATGATGCAGCACAAAAAGTAGTTAACGATAATGGAGTAGAGAATTTAAAAATAGAACAATTCCTTACAAAAGAGCAACAAGATAGAGCAAAAGAACTAGGCTACAGTACTGATATTATGTCTGTAGGAACTACACTACTTCAACTACAGTTAGGTATAACACAACAACAAGCACAATTAATACTAGATGAAAGAAAGATATTAGTTCAAAACTATGATTTGTTAAATAAATCAGTAAAACTTAAAAAAGCAATGGCAAACTTAGATAAAGTAGAACTACTATTAGCTAACCAACTAAAAGATAGCCATACAAAACGACTTGTTGCTCAAATGAAAATAGAAGATTTAGAAAGAGAGTCACTCAGTTTAAAACTAGAGATTAAAAATAGACAAGTTCAAATTAATGACTTAGATGATGACCAACAAGATACTTACGAGAAAAAGACTCAAGAATTACAAACTCAAAAAGAGATAATGGATGCTCAGCTAACAGTAATGGCAAATCAACTTGATAAGTTTTTTCAACTAAGAAAAGTTATGATAGAAAGTTTTGATTCTGCTGGACAAACAGCCTTAACAGACATAATTGATGGCGGCTCAGGAACTGATGCTATTAGAAAAATGGCGGAAAAAATAAAAAAAGATGTCGCTGGTAATGTTGCAGGAAGTATCATGGAAAGAGCAACAGGTGGCTTAAAAAGTTTACTGGGAATGAAAACAGAAGACCAAGTAAAATTAACACCTGAAGCAAAAGCTATCAAAATGGTGCATGACAAACACGTACAAGATTTAGAAAAAGCACTACAAGCTCACGCATAAGCGTTCGGTCAAAAGTATACAGGAACTAATGACCTGATGGTAAATATACAAGACCAATTAAAAGATAGCCTAGGAAAAGCTTTTAATGTTCAAGACGGCGAGAGAGATGAATCAGGTTTCTTAAAAAATCTTTTTGGT